TGCCACCCCACTGACCGACATAGAGATCCTCCCAGTTACCGAAGATGAGGGCGGAGCATGCAGAGGAACTGCCCTTGGAGAGGTTGGAAGGAACGACGTTGCTCCATTCGACGGGATAACCGTTGGCCTTGCCAGCATCGTCGAGGATGAAGCGGGCGGTACCCGCTGCCCTCTCGATGGACTTCATCTCACCGATGACCTTGGCGTTGGTCAGGTATGCGAGTTTGCCACGGTTGCCGTTGGCAGCGTTGACGGTGGTCTCCAGGGCTACGAGCTTTGCCCATGTGAGGGCTCCGCCGTTGGTTCCCATTACGACACTGCCCACGCCATCGGCGTTGAGGATACCGGTAGGCTGGTTGCTTGTGCCGCTTCCAGCGATGGCGGCGGTGTCGATGAGGTTGGCGTGTGCATAGACAAGCTTCTCACGGATCATGGCCTCAACGTCATGGGATGTCTGACGAAGGAGGTCCTTGGTGACTGCACCTGCTACGAAGGCACGGTGAGGAGTCATGGTGGCCCTTGCGATGGTGCTCTTGCTGATGGTTCCTACGCCACCCTCTGCGAGCCATCCGGCGGTGATGTCGCTTGCGCTGATCACGGGCAGGGTGCCTACGAGGTCGGTGAGGTAGGTCGCTCCGAGCTGTGCGATGACAAGCTTGTTGCGAAGGGTGTCAAGGTAGCGGGGAGTCATCTCCTCCTTCATGTAGCCACCGTCGGCGTTGGTGGTGTAGTTCTGGCCAGCTGCGGCCTTCAGGACTGCGCTGGGGATGACCGCACCCTGCTGGGTGAGACCAAGCCTGCGGTACTCGTCACGACCTGCATCAGCGGCATCCTTCTCGATACCTGTCAGGCCGTTCTGGGAAGCCTCACGCATGAACTTGACGAAGCTGAAGGAATGGCCCTTCTTTGCCTCCTTCTCGAAGTGCTGCTCGGCTACGAGCTGCTCGGCAGCCTCGACCTCGCTTGCAGCATTGAGCTCCATGCGGATTGCATTGATTTCATCGAGTCCCTTCTTGAGGACTTCGGCATTCTCGGCGGTGTTCTCAATGGCCTTCACTTCGGCGATCTTACCGCTGAGATCTCTCTTGATTTCTGCGATGTTTCTCATGATTGATTATTGATTAATGAGCAGAGTCGCCTCCGCTACGGTTAATGTTCTTTCGATTTCCATCGGGCTCACGGCCTCGACGGGTTCCGGCTCAACGGGCGCAGGATCTACGGACTCGGCGGCTATCCTCGCCTCTTCTGCCTCCCTCAGTTCACGGACTTCCTCTTCCTCTGCGTCGAAGGCCTTCTTCAGGGCATTCGGGTTGGCGGGGATGTTCACGACCGACACTTCCAGGAGTTCCTGACCTGCGTAGTAGTAGGTGGGATTATCACCTCCGATGGCCTCTTCGCCTTTGCCCCATTCGCCTTTGCCCAGCGGCAGGAATCCGACGGATACGGCCTTCAGGGAGCCGAACAGGATTTTCTGATAGACCTTCTCTGCAAGAGGGTTGATCTCCTTAGGCTCGAACTCCACATCGACCATCAGCTTGCCGTCATCGACATAGGCGAAGCCCTTCCCGATAACGTTGTCGGGGTTGTCGGTATCGTCATAACCGCCGTAGACCTTGTGCTGGTAGCCGATGATGCCGTTGGTGTTGAAGCGGGTGAGGTCCCAAGCCTCCTGGTTGAGGACCGTACCGGCTGAATCACGGGTGCCGTCCGATGCCACGAAGGTCACCTTCCGGGAATCCTCCTCTGCCCTGATGGACGGGGTAATCGTTCTTGTCAGAATCTTATTCATTGTTCTGTGGTATTTCGTTTTCTTTGCCCACTACGCCGCTGTTGAGAGGGTAGAGCATGTCATCAAGGCCTTCCTTGTGCTGGAGTCCTTCCAGTTCACGGACCTCGTTGCGGGACATGTAACCGTCAAGTATGGCGTTGTGGTAATACTGGCTCCTTGCGGCGGTGTCACCCCTGAGCAATCCGTCAAGGATGAACTTCACGTCGAAGATGCCCTGCTGATCCTCGAAGAAGAGCTTCGTTTCCATCTCAACCTCGAACCGCTTGACGATGGGCCTGAGGGTGTACTGCACGAATTGGATGGTCTGATGCTCGATGTTGCTGAAGGTAGCGTGTGAGAGCTCCCCTATCATATGAGGAGGGATGTTCAGGATGCGGCACACGTCCTGGAGGGACAGTGTCTCAGACTGGATGAGCTGTGCTGCGACCGGATTGATGGACAGCTGCTTGTACTTGATTCCATACTCAAGCAGCGGGGTTTCGAAGTTCGTGGAGCTGTTCTTAAAATGCTGCATGAACTGGTTGTAAGCATCGTCTCCCAGTTCACCGTCAACCTCCATGACGGCCCTGATGTTGCCGCCTTTCTCGTAGAACTCAGCCCCGAATCTCTCGGTGGCGAGGTTCTTGCCAAGTGAGAGGGCGTTGTAGATGACAGGATTGATGCCCTTGATGCCGTCCAAAGTCACCAGCATGAAGTGCAGCATGTCCGCATCGTTGTAGATCTTGTCCAGCTTCCTCTCGGCATCGCCGGTCATGACCTTGAAGTATTTCTTCCCACCCACCAGCTGCACGTCCACGCATGCGGGGTGCACCTGATGAAGGGCTACCGGAATGCCCGCTCCGTTCCTTTCGATGACGGCATAGGCATTGCCCCAGCCTTCCAGCCAGGTGGTCATGGTGTTCCAGAAGTCGTAGGCGTTGGTATAGGCATTGGGCCTCACGTTGATGAGGCGGTAAGAAGCGAGGCGGGTGTCCTCGACAGGTCCGTCAGAGGTCATCCGGCGGACGGTCTTCGGAAGGGATGCGATGTTCTCGGAGATGAGACGGATACCGGCGTAGAAGGCCGTTATCTTCATGGCCTCATGATTGTCGACCAGCGTGCCGGTGAGATGGCCGGGGATGGACGCAGCCATCGTGGAGGGGCCGACAATAATGCCACGCCTCTCCGCCATCCGCTTGGTCAGCTTGGTAAAAATTCCCATATCAGCAGATCTCTATCTGCTGCAATGGTACGGTATTACACCTCCCTGACTGGGTAAAATTTTACCAAAGTTTACTTGGAGAGAAATTCCCTTGAATGCCTGAAGGCGTTGTAGGACGGGTAGAGATACTGCCCGAAGGTGTCGTGATAGATTTCGTTGAGGCGTTCGAAGACCTGCCGCCTGCTGATGGAAGGGTCTGACTTGCGGGATGAGGCCAGTACCTTCCAGAACTCATCCACGAAGCCCCGGCGGGTTGCCAGCCTCAACAGCTGCGCCATCTCCTGGTAATCGTCTTTCATACGGTTCGTAGGCTATGGGTTGTGTAGATCTTGCGGACGGTGGGCGCATTCTCATCGTTCAGCCATCCGCCATAGGCATCAACAAGGGCAACCACTCCGTCAATCTTGTTCCTGGAGCGGGACTTGTCCAGCTTGATATTACTATTAGGATCTCGGTAGATGACAACATTCCTGAACATCCAACGGATGACAGGGTTGTCACCGAAGGAGATGGTATGCTTCAGGACATCGGACTCAAGGCGTTTGGTAGGTACGGACATATATCGGATGGATTGCTGATATTCCATCAGTCGGTCCTCGTAACGTCCGAACTTGTTCTTGATGTCCCACATGCCCCATGGGTCATAGCAGATCCTACGGACATCGTACATGTCCATCATCTCGATGACCGTGTGGATGTACCATTCCTCATCCAGCACCTTGCCGGGGAAGGTGGTGATCCATCCCTCCTGCCGCCATTGCCGGTAGTCGACACGGTCATCCCGCTCCTTCATCTTCTCTTCCGGGATACAGAAGAGGAAGGTAGCCACCATCTGCTTCGGAAAGAAGAAGGCCGTGGCCGTGATGTCGTTCTTGCTTGCCAGGTCGATACCCACATAGCAGGGCTCCCCCTTCAGGGAATCCAAGTCTATGGGTGTGCCGCATGCATCGACATCGTCAGAGGATATCCATACCTCCGGGGCATCCACCCACATATTGAGGTTCTTCGTCATGAAAGAGGCGAGGGTGCTGCCTCCCTTGTTGCGGGCCTCGTTGAACTCGTTCTCCATGTAAGCAGGATAGAGGGATACGCCATAGTTCGGGTTGACCTTGCGCCACACCTCCGGGTCATCCCACCTGTCACCCTCATCCGGCTCGAAGAGCATGATGAAGTGGTTGTCCTTCTCCTGCGTGCCGAGCATGATTTCCCGGTAATATTGGAGATCCCGGAAGTAAGGATAGGAGGTATCAGTGCCCGCCGTGGAGATGGAGAAGACAAGAGGCTGCTTGCGGGCTCCGATGCCGGTCTTGATGACATCGTAAATCTCATTGGTCTTCCAGGCATGCCGTTCATCGCAGATGGCAGCATGAGGGTTGAGTCCGTCCTTGTTCTTTGTGTCCTTCGTCAAGGGCTTGAAGGCCGATGCCGTCTTGGTCACTGCGATGCTGCCACGGTAGATGTCGAAGAGAGGCGCAAGAGGACTGTTGCGGATAAGCTCCTTTGCCGTGTCGAAGCAGATCTTAGCCTGTTCCTTGTCCACGGCTGCGGCATAGACCTCCGCTGCCGGTTCCCCGTCGAAGTAGAGGAGGAAGATGGCTATCGTTGCCGCAAAGGTGGTCTTGCCGTTCTTCCTTGGGACATACACGTCGGCATACTGATATCGGCGGCTCCTGGTATCCTTGCGGTACCACCCGAAGATATTCGCTGCGATGAAGAGTTCCCAGTCTTCCAAGTGGATGGGTTGCCCGGCAAACTCACCCTTGAAGTGGCGGAGCTGCGCCGTCATGGAGCAGTATCTGAGGAACGGTTCCTCCTTGAAGAAGAGGTCTCCCCTCTCCCAGTCGGCATACCACCGCTCCACTGCGAGCTTCACCATCTTACAGGCGGGTATGCTCCCATCCCGGATGCCCGCAGCATACTTATGTACCCTACTGATCCTCCGGTCCATCGTTGCCTCCCTGCATGATGATGTTCACTATCTTCGTCGTGGGGTCTCCCGGGTCAACCTCCGCCTTGAGCCTCTGACGGTCGTAGGGGCTGAAACCGAAATTGGCACTCACGTTCTTGATGATGTCCCACGACTGCTTCTTCTGGAAGTAGGAAGGATTGTCAACCGTACCCACCACGTTCCCATCCACGTCGTACTTGAGAGTATACCTTCCATTCTTCCGGATGTCCTCGTCGCAGTTGAGGTAATTGTCGAACTCCTTAGCATAGACAAGGAGCTCCGGCAGATCCTGCGGCTCCAGTAGCTTGAAGGCCATGACCTGCTTGCAGGCGGACAGGTACATCCGCTTGGCACGGTCGGTGAGTGTGTCATATCCGGTCACCTTGGCGCATTGCATCGGCAAAGTGAGTTTCTTTCCGGTAGTGAGACCGCTTCCAGGCCTCCGTCTGGACGGTGGTGGCAGCGTTCCCTTCAGCCGGGCAAGTTCCTCCGGCTGCTGCCTTCGTCCGCTGTTAGCATTTCCAGCCATAACGTATTCAGATTTTAGTCAAAGGTTTTCACCATTTTCGTGTTCAAAAC